AAGCTATTAAATAAAAAATACGGAACCCATACTGAATCCCGTATTTTACATTTACACAAAATATTTTATAGTGCCAATAAAAAATTAAATGAACTGATTTCTGAAAAAGGAATGATTATTTCTATATCAAACAATCCTATTTGGGATTTTATATCAGTTATTCCCAAGTAACTAATAGCGCACCCCGACTTAACGAGGTGCGCATTATTATTTAAGCAGCATCTTTACCTAAGAACTTTTCTACGAAGTAAATTTGCCCCTTACCAGTCACTTTGGTAGTAGTAGTGACCAATACAGAGCCGTCCGGCTTGGTGATGGTGGTTTTCTTCAATTCAAAAAGCCCCAATTTCATAGCTTTCTGCGTTGGCTGATTGTAGTAGTCACCCTTTTGGCAAAGATAACCATTCTCGCGCATCCAGCTAAACAAACGGTTCTGACCGATATTCACTCCATTTTGTTGCAGTATCTTTGCTAATTCAGCAACCAAGCAAGAACGTTGAGAAGTTGAAACGGCATCGGCAAAAAGGACTTTAGGTGCATCTTTCTGAATCTTCTGTTCGGCTTCGATACGCTTCTGTTTTTCTTCTTTCAAGTTGGTTGCAAGCTGAATCAGAAAATCGGGTGAGGTCAAAGCCTTTTCAAGTGTCTCTTGCGTCATGTATGCACCATGTTTGCGGATTGAGGGCAAAACTTCGCTTGTAACCCATTTGCGAAACGGTTTTGCTTTTTCGCTATCACTTCTTATGACAACATCATACAAACCGCTTTCAGTAACAAATGTCGCTTGTTGTGTTCTACCTAAATTATCTTTTATGGGGTGCGTTTGACGCACATCATCATCTAAACGACTGGCACACCTTGAAGTATCTTTTATGCCAATCACAGCGCAAACATCTGCCAAACAAAACAACGGTTCTTCATTCTCATTCATAGCAATTCTCACTTTTCCGAACTGCTCATTTTGGAAAATCTGAATATTATTCATACTTTTACACAGTTTTAAAAATTAGACCCCACCAAAGGCAAGCTCCTCACTTCTTACCAATGGCGGGGTTATATTTTTCAGCCGTGAGGATAGCTGCGTTGTTTCTGTTTGCAAATTTACCACTAACCGATTGCGTCACCTTAAAAGTGTCGTGCGCAGTCACGACAATCGTTTCATTGTCGTAAATTCGTTGCAAACTTACGGTATAATCGTGCAAGAGAAGAATTTTTGTCACATTGGATAACCACAATTGGGTAATTGTGGTTATTTTATAGGCGGCGGTCTTGTTTTAAGACTCATAATCACACGTATTAATTAGCTATTAATAGCTCATGCCCGACAAGCGTTTCCAATAAGTCTGATGTCACTTTGTAAACATGATATGCTTGTGTATTCTTGTTATTGACTAAATGCTCTGATAAAGCCATCAGTTTATACAAATTCTTCAATAATTCATCATTATTCAAAATTGAAGAAATCTGTTTCACTTCTTTCATACTAAGAAAATTGATGCCATTTTCACGATGTTTGCTAATCCACCAATGTGGCGTGCCGACTTTTACATAATGATAGTGTTCAATATAGAGATAGCCTACCATTGTGTTGGCCGTTTGAGCAATCCAAAAATAAGGGTGGTCTGTCCGATAACCCAAACGACCTTTTTCATCAATATATTCAATACCGCATTTTAATGCAGAAGCATTAAGAGAAGAAAATACCTCTACTGAATACTTGTAGTATTCTTCATTATTGAACAATCGCATTATGCCAAGAGTACTATCAGAAAATTCTGTCTTCATGATTTCTATATTTTACGTGTTTATACTATCTTTGCGACTAAATTCGTAGTGCGACATAATCGCATTATGTGTTTATACTATTTAGAGCGCATTGCCTGTGAAGGTGGTGCGCTCTTTGCTTACCACCGTTTTACTTCTTCTTTTAATTCGTCATACTTGCCGTTCATTAGCATTTCGACTTCACGATGAAAGTTTATATCAGTCAAGCGAAACTCTATCAAAGCACGCTTGTACGCATCGCCTTCTCGGTGGGCATTGATAAGGCGCATCATCTGTTTATTATCCAAACCATAATCATTTTTGCGATTGAGATTCTTAGCTCTGCACATATCGCTCTCTCTTAATTGTATTGCTGCCATAGTTACGCTATTTTAATGAGATTGCACTTCTTGAAACATCTGTATTCTTCTTTCTCTGTGTCCCAGTACACTTGCAGATTGTCATTCGGCTTTCTACCTGTACCTTTCACCTCACCGATAAGATTCTCTTTGAGAGTGCCAAAGGCTTGACGTAACGTGCCGTCAGTCTTTTTGAAATAAAACTCTACTATCTTCTTTTTCATCTCACCTTTCAACTTCAAATTAGCCCATGCGCATTTTAACGCTTCACTCATTGAATAACCGTTCTTGCGAACAAACTGCCATGCTAAACTCATGACCTCTTTCATCTGACTTCTAAATTTTGTGCTCATACTACTTATGTTTTATGTGTTAATACTATTTTGTTGTACTTTCATGATGCAAACATACTACTTTAATAGTATAATCCAAAAAGAAAAGAACTATTTAATTAGTATATTAACCTTATTTAATACTATTATAATAGTACAATACACAAAGAGACGTACCTTTGTATAAAATTAAAGTACACGATTATGAATCTAAGAATTACCGAACACTGCAAAATGCAAGGCATCACCTTACAGGAATTAGCTGATAAAATGGGGGTAGCCCGTTCGACATTAGCTAATACATTATCAAAAGGCAATCCTACCATTGAAACCCTATCCAAAATAGCGGACGCTCTCGGAGTTGAAGTAACAGACCTATTTGAAAAATCTTCCGATGAAGTTATAGGAGTTGTCCGAATTGGAGATAGCACTCACGTTATCAATAGTAAGGAGGATATTAAGAAGTTAGCGGAAAAATTATAAACTTAACTTAATAAAATAAGGAGGTAATACTATGAGCGAAAAAAAATTCAAAGAATCTGATGTAGTAATAAATACACAAAATGGGAAGGAGTATTATATTACTCAGATAGAAAAAGTGTATGATGCAGATTTAAAACATTCAGTTCCTACGGGATATGCTGAATGCCGTCCTAATAATTTAGATGATAATCTGCCCGATTATAATAGATTCACTATTGACATTTTAGAACTAAAAAAATAAAAATATGGAAAAGAAATATATTATAAAAGGAGTTTTAAAGGTAGTGTAAAATAAACTGTGTCACGCATTATTTATCTCTAGAAAACTCATCGGTCGGGGAACGGCCCGCGCCAAGGGGCGGGACCACCCGTCCCGACGAGCGTAAAATTACAATAATTTAAACCGGTTTCCAAACTTTATAGCCAGTTGTTGCGAGATGGTAGCCCAATTGGCCAGTGGCATGGTCCATTTCTTACGTATATTGCGGTATGCAAGATAAACAAGTTTCTCAAGGGCTGTATCCGATGGGAACACGCCCTTGTTTTTTGTTACCTTGCGGATCTGACGGTGATACCCCTCAACGGTATTTGTGGTATAGATAAGCTTACGGATGACCGGAGTATACTGGAAGTATTCGGACAGCTTATCCCAGTTGTCCTGCCAGGATCTGATAACGACAGGATACTGTTCACCCCATTTTTCATCCAGCTTGAGGAGCTCATTTTCTGCGGATTCCTTATTGACTGCCTGATAGACACATTTCAAATCCCTTAAGAACTCCTTCTGATTCTTGGATCCTACATACTTGATGGAGTTACGTATCTGATGTACTACACAAAGCTGTACGGCTGTATTAGGATAAACGCTTTGAATGGCTTCAGGAAACCCCTTCAGACCGTCTATACAGGCAATGAGAATATCCTCAACTCCACGGTTCTGAAGGTCTGTCAACACGCTGAGCCAGAAGTTTGCTCCCTCATTCCTTGATATATACATTCCAAGTAACTCCTTGTGTCCCTCCCTGTCAATGCTCAGTACATTATAGATTGCACGGGTTACCGCGCAGCCACGTTCATCCGTTACTTTGTAATGAATGGCATCCATCCAGACTATAGGATAAACAGAATCAAGCATCCGTGATTTCCATGCTTTTATCTCCGGAAGTACACGGTCTGTGATGGAACTGATTGTGTCGGCCGAAACACGATTCCCAAGATTTTCTTCCATCCAGTCACTGATTTCCCTTGTGCTGTTTCCCATTGCATACAAGCCAATTATACGGTCAGCAACACCTTCTGCCAGAATAGTCTCACGCTTCTTGATAAACTGGGGATCAAAACTCGAATTACGGTCACGGGGAGTGGAAACGGTTACTTCGCCCAAGGGAGTCTGAACCTGCTTTTGCATCTTTCCGTTACGACGGTTACCCATCTGGCGTTCTTCTTCTGTCAAATGTGCATCCATCTCTCCTTCCAGGGCTGCATTCAATATACTTTCCAATAGTGGGGCAAAGGCGCCGTCCTTACCCAACAAAGGCTTGCCGGCTTTCAGCTGTTCAATGGCCTTGTTCTTGATACTCTCGAAATCAAATTCTTCTTTCATAAAAAAAACTGTGTTAGCAAAGTTAATACTTTATTCCTTGCTGACACAGTTTAATTTACATCCTCTCAAGAAAACTATTTTTCTCCTGATTCTCTCGTCTCCTTAGTTCCATTTGGGGCTAACTTATTAATTAATTCAAATGTTCCAGAAGAACAAATACCTATATCCCAAAAGAGAAAGAAGAAATATCGCAAATTATAAACTGCTTTTGTATCCTGCAAAAGCTACATTTTTGCATACCTCTGCAAATTTTAATATTTTCAACCTCACTTTATACAAAATTCTTTGGATCATCGCATAACGTAATAGTTTTTTTGTTATTTTTGTGCATACTTAAAACTGATACACAATGGACAAAGAACGAAAAATTGCTTTTTACACTTTAGTAAAAGATATGTGGGCTAATAATGCTGACGGATTAGAAGGATTAATTCCTTTTTATGAAATAAAAGAAGTATTTAATTACATTGATGGGCGCAAAAGAAGATCTTTAAAGTTGAAAAGTAACAAAGCTTGTTCTTTGGAGTCATTTAGTATGAAGCAAGATTCTAAAGATTCTTCTATCTTGATAACAGGGCTATTTAAAAGTGCTGCATATAAATATCGTCCCCCCTATTGGGATACGGAAACAGACGAAGAACGAGAGAGTCCTAAAAAACAAACAGAAGGAGAAAAAGAAAAAACACATTTTGCAATAAAAATAACAAATGATGAGGTTTTCTTATTGGTAGAAGTTAATGGAAATGGTGTATCAGTCAATAATATCATAAGCTATTTAAATCAATTTACACGGGAATATTTGAAGAAAAAGAAAAAAACGAAGAATTTTACGGTAGAATATACAAAAATAGCTCGTGATAATTTTATATCAGAGCTTGAAAAGTTAAAACGAGCAACATCTATTGATGTCTTCTTCAATAAATCATTATTAGGAAGTCGCGCTCTTCAGTTTTCAGAAAGAACGTCAGCTATACAAGACCAAGTTAAATTGACTTTAAAAGCGGAAAGAAATAAAAGTGCAAAAGAAGTAGGTATTGATATTTTTAATCGCTTGAATAGACAAAAGAAGAATAATGCACAAGAGGTTTCCAAAATAAGAATTTATGGAAAAAACGAAAATGACAAAGATACATTTATTGATACAACTTTTATGGAAAAAATAGAACCTATTAAGGTGTCTATAAATGAATCAACAGGTCAAGTGCAAACTATGGAAATATATCGTTTTCTTAAATCTTTAATTCTGCCTTTGTAAATTATGGAGTATATATTACTTTTTATAGATTTTCTAAGGACACGTGAAAAAAGGATTTTCTTAGTGAATGTTATTATTCCACTGATTGTAAGTATTATTGTTTTTTTGTATTCGGATTCATGCCGCTTCTATAGCGTTGTTGATGCTATTCAGAGTGATATTCTTTCAGTCATTGGCATTCTATTAGGTTTTACAATTTCTGTATTTGCTATATTCCTAACTTCCGAAGGAGCAAATATAGAAAAAGCTCGAAATAGTTATATAGAAAAAGTAAAGTTAGGTTCTGAACCTGTTTCATTATATAGAGCTATTACTATTAATTTCACTTATATAGTTGTAGTAGAAGGCTTTTTACTGTTGATTGGCATGATTTATCCAATATTTTTCTCAACTACTTTCTTAGTCGGGAAAATATTATTCTCATTTAATGTATTTTTATTGATTCATTGTATATTAATGACTTTGAGATTGATTTTGGATTTTTATTTTGTAATTACAAAAAAATAGTATGATACATATAGATAATGTTATTTTAGACAAGATATGCTTACATAAAGTAGGTAATAAAGTAGAAGAGGAAGGCGTAATCTTTTCAAAATCACCATTGTGTGTAAATGAGAATATCAGTAAGTTGCTTGTTAATTATTTTTTTGCTAATTTCAAGAGCAATGAGTATTATAACCTATTTCATGATTCTGATCTCAATTTAAATGAGATTTTCGTATATGCAAGCAATATATTTGACAACAAAGATTCTATTCTACAACAATCTAAAAATATAGCAAAGCACCTATATAATAAGTCTATGCATCCTAAAATTAATGGAGGAGAGCTTTATATTGCATATTTTAAAGACTGTGTAATAGATGGTCAATTAACAGATGGAGTTGGAATTTTTAAATCTGAAACCAAAGAAACCTATCTAAGAGTTTTTTCTACAGGGGATGATTTTGAAATTAATAGTGATTTTGGTATTAATATTAATAAATTGGACAAGGGATGTTTGATCTTTAATTTAGAGAGAGAGAAAGGTTTTTTAGTTGGTATCGTTGATAATTCCAGTAAAGGTTCAGAAGCTCGTTATTGGAAAGATGAATTTTTGCATGTAAAGCAGAGAAATGATGAATATTATTATACTAACAATATTATTTCATTATGCAAAAATTTTGTGTCTAAAAACAAAAATATAGATAATGTACAAAAAGCAGATATACTTAATAAAGCTGTATCGTTTTTCTCAAAAAACGATTTCTTTGATATAGACGAGTTCTCTAACCAAATAATTCAGGAACAAAGTCTTAGAGATGAATTTCAAAGCTACAAGAAAACATTTGAAGAAGAAAGAGAAGTTGTAATTGCGGATGATTTTACAATTTCAGAAAATGCGACTAAGAAACAATCAAGAAGCATTAAAAACATAATCAAATTAGATAAAAACTTCAAAATAACAATAGATGGTGATATTAGATATTTAGAGAAAGGTTTCGATGAACATCGCAAATTAAATTTCTATAAGCTTTTCTTTAGAGATGAAGAATAGATTTTATATTTTTATTTGCTAATACAATAAAAACAAATAACTTTGCCCCCAGTATTCTCCATGAGCAAACTACCGCAAAAGCACGTAGAAATTTAGTGGGATAATTCATGGGATATGCTTGAAGCAAGAAATATAAAGTTTTAAATATCAGCGTGGTAACTCTCTTAGGAGAATCCCAGGCGGATCACAGAAACGCTGGACAGAAATGGACAGTAAATGTACAACTCCTACAATATCAAGGTATTGTAGGAGTTTTTCTTTATATAATGTCTGTGACCTAAGACACGAAAAGGTCACAAAAAGACACACTTTCGTGACCAATTCGTGACCTGTCCACCCTCTAAGATTTTAGGTCACGGAATGTCCCAAATTGGCGGTTTGTTGTCTTGATTTGTCCGTACTGCAAATATCTCATTTTCAGTTTATCAATTTAAGTTTGTAACTAAAAAAAAGAGATTATGAGAAGTACTTTTAAGCTACTCTATTTCGTCAAACGAAATGCAGTAAAGAAGAACGGTAATGCACCGATTATCGCACGTATCACTATCGACCAAGTTGTAGCCCAGTTTAACACCAAACTGGAAATAAATCCGGCTCACTGGAGCGTGGAATTAGGCAAGGCTTCCGGCAGAACCGCAGAAGCCGTACACATCAATTCCATGCTGGAAAGTATTCGTAGCACAGTTCATCAACATTACCATGCGTTAATGGCGCAAGACGGATATGTAACCGCAGAACTGGTAAAGAACGCTTTTTTAGGCAAGATAGCAAGGGAACGGACTTTGATAGAGTTCTTCAAACAGCACAACGAACAGTATTTGCAAAAGGTCAAAATGAATACCGCAGACAAGACCTATTCACGTTATGAACTGACAAAGAAACGGCTTATGGAGTTTATGAAGTTTAAATACTCCGTTTCCGATATGCTCATTAAAGATATAAATGTGGTATTCATTGAAGATTTCCTGTTGTATATCAAGAATAACTATGGGTGCAGCCATAATACGGCTATGAAGTTCGTACAACGTTTTCGCACGGTAGTAAACTTTGCCAAGAATACGGGTTTAGTGACTGCCGACCCTTTCGGGAGTTATCGGGTAAGGTTTGAACGTACCGATAGGGATTACCTGACTATGGAAGAAATTACCACCATTTACAACCACGAGTTTAGCTCTAAACGGTTGGAGCAGGTACGTGATTTGTTCATTTTCAGTTGTTACACGGCACTTTCCTACATTGACGTATGCGAGTTAAAGCAGGAGGACATTCGCACCGGATTTGACGGTAATTTGTGGATTATACGGAAAAGACACAAAACAAATGTTACATCTACCGTCCGATTGCTGGATATACCAAAAGCCATATTGGAAAAGTACAAAGACAAATTGCCAAACGGTAAGATTTTACCAGTTATCAGCAATCAGAAAATGAATGATTACTTAAAAGAAATCGCAGCCATTTGCGGAATTGAAAAGACCTTAACCTATCATGTCGCAAGGCATTCTTGTGCGACTTCGGTACTGCTTGCCAATGGTGTTCCCATTGAAACGGTATCTAAGATTTTAGGTCATACCAATATCCGGACTACTCAAATTTATGCGAGGATTACCAATTTGAAGGTAAGTAACGACATGGAAATGTTGGCTCAAAAGCTGGACGCTGCACACAGGATTGCCAGCCGATGAAATCATGTTATCGTCAGATAACAGCAAGGTGTGATTTGTGGCACACAAATCTGTTTTCCGTGCCGCAAAACACCTTGGGCAAATTCACTCCGAAGTCGTGTTGCCAATGAAAGAAAGACATTCCCTAACTAAAGATTTTTTCGCTCGTCGGGACGGGTGGTCCCGCCCCTTGCCGCTGGGCGTTCCCCGACCGATGAGTTTATTTTTGTAATTCTGCAATCTTGTTTTATTGAAATATTGATAGCTTGATTGATTGAAAGCAAGATTTCAATATGGCTGGATTGAACAAATCTATCAACCAATAATGAAAGAAAGCAATATGGAAAACGAGAAAACACCCCTGCATGTCGCCTTTTCCACCCAAAAGGGCGGGGTCGGCAAAACCACCTTTACCGTGCTGGCGGCGAGTTACCTCTACTACCTCAAAGGCTACGATGTGGCGGTGGTGGATTGCGACTACCCCCAACACTCCATTGCCGGGATGCGCAATCGGGATGCCGAGCAGGTCGGGGCAGATGAAGATTACAAGCGCATGGCGTATGAACAGTTTACCCGGCTGGGGAAGAAAGCCTACCCGGTGCCGTGCAGTTCGCCCGAAAAGGCGATAGTCACGGCTGACGAGTATGTAGCCACAGCCGGACACGTGCCGGATATTGTCTTTTTCGACCTGTCCGGCACGGTGAACGGCAGCACTCTATAAGAATGGCTACTTACCAAAATAACATTTTACATTAGGAGATAATACACCCCTCAAATCATCAAATTTTTTAATTTTCAATTCGTTCAAAATATTTCTTAATTTCTCGCCAACTTCATTTCCATTATGTTCCAAAGGATTGTCGAAAGCCAAGTGTGCGTCCAATTTTCCATTATCAACAAACCAATCTACATATACAGACAAAGGTCTTGGTCCATCCCATTTATTTCTATCAAATCTGTAGTTTAAAGCTTTACAAGCAAAATAGATAGTTTGGAATTTTGCATATTCTTCTATTGGTTGTAACATTTTCAAACATGTATCTTGAGTTAGATTCTCATCATCAATATTCAAAATATAATTCGCCACTCCTGAATTCTTAATAATTTGACCATTTACAGAACTATTTTTCTTATTTTCTGACAGGTTAATTCCTGCAAAAATATCGTATTTTTGTTCTTCAGTAAGTTTTAAAGCACCAGATTTTTCACCGCTTAATTTATTCAGTAGTTCAAACTTCCAGCCTAATTTCATTGTATGTGCTCCTGTTTTACCTTTTTTCTCAAAATAGACCAAATTATCGGCAACAAAAGAATCCTGTATAGAAAGTAAACATTGCTTAATGATGCCTGAAGCGTCTTTCCCAAATATTTCACAAGCCCTGTCAAAAGACATCTTATTTTCTAAAAAATCTGCATTTTTTTGTTTAACAGATATTTTTATTTCCCTGGCTTCTCCATCAGAAGCTATCCCTTTAATATAAACATCTGTTTTACATTCACCACGCGCAGGACGAGGTTTCCCACAAAGTGCAACTTGATATTTTTTCCCCTCAAAAGAAAAGGTCGTTCCTACAGGGAATAGTTTTTCTACACAATGTTCTGTATTGATAAAATCAGGCATAATTATAATAAGTCTTTAAGTGAAACATTCAATGCTTTTGCGATTTTGTCCGCAACTCTTAGAGACACGTTCCTTTTACCTTTTTCAATATCAGGTAAATAGGTTCTATCAATATCAGCCATATTGGCTAATGTCTCCTGTGATATTTTGAGAGATAGTCTTCTCTCCAACACTTTCTTTCCAAAAACTTCATTTATATCCATAGCGGTGCAAAATTATGAGGGTGTAGACAATCACACAACGGACTATTGTCTACAATGGATTTCTAAGTGATTCTTTTAAAGAAAATTACAATAACTCTATTTGCTTCAGAACAGAAACAAAGAAGGGAAAGTATTAAGAATACGAGATTTTATGCAATTAGGCATTTATTCTATAAATAAAATCTTGAATAGGAGTAATATATGGTATAGCTTTATTGTGGTTTTTTCCTTTAATCTGCACTTTTGACAAATCTACACCTACAATGTTTATGCTTTGGGCACTTTCCAACCGAAAAGCAAAATATTCCTTACCTGAGGGCATAAAACCTAATTTAATCAAGTCGGATGCAGATATTAGTTTTGGGTAGTCAGGAATGATACGAAACAAAAACTTGTTATTATGATTATGTAATAGTAAATAAATGGGATAGGACATGCCTATGGGGATTTGTAACGCTCCACGGCGCAATCCGGCACGCACATAATAAAGTTTGTTTTTCAAAGTTTGTCGAAGTTGATTATTATCCTTGTAATAAGCAACTAACACATTAATGGTTTCTGCTTTTCTTTCTTCAACAGAGACCAATGCTTTCTTTATTGACAAAGCTAAGAATTTAGCCAAACGAGGTGGTACAGCATTGCCAACCATTTTATAGCCGTCTTTTATATCTTCATAGAAAAAGCGGAATTTATCCGGGAAAGTTTGGATTCTTGCACATTCCCGAACACTTAGCCTGCGATATAAATGTTCTGCTCCTTGCTGAAAAACACGTTGGGTTTGTGATATATATTTCATTTTGGGAGCTTGTGGGTGAAGGGGGCAGTTCTTTGCCTGCGCTTGTATTGTAAATGAAGTTTCATCCCAGGAGCGAACACGATTACGTGCCATGAATTTTGCATCCCATGGACCTGCAAAAATGTCATGGTTAAGCCACTTCCTATATTCTTGGTCCACACCTTCATTTGTATATGGGTGAGGATTCTCCATTATATCTCCAATTGCCTTTCTTAATGTGACATAAGGTTTTCCGAATGGCTTTGGAAAATTGAACGTACAGTTCAACTCTTTTAAGAAACCGACAACAAACACACGATAACGGTCTTGGGGAATATAATAGTCTGCTGCATTCAATAAAGAATAGTTTACTACATATCCAGCTCCTTCAAGAGTAGAAAGGAATGATAGGAATGTACTAAAATGTTTGTCGTTTATAATCCCTTGTACATTTTCGATGAGAAAGAACTTTGGATGCTTTTCTTTTATCAATCGGACATAATCAAAAAATAATCGCCCCCGTTCATCATCCAATCCTAATTGTCTTCCTCCCTCGCTCCACGATTGGCAAGGAGGTCCTCCGATAAACCCATCGCAATCGGGTATATCTTCTCCTTTTAATTTTCGAATGTCTGACTTACACAAATAAGTATTTGGGTGATTGAATTGATAAGTTTTATGTATTGCTTCATCAAATTCATTCGCCCAAACAACTTCATAGCCTGCTTGCTCAAAGCCAAGGTCTAATCCGCCACATCCTGCAAAGAAAGATGCGACTTTCATTCCTTTAAGCAATGACAATTCCTTTTTCCACCAATGTTTTCCTTATTTGCATAGCCACATGGTAAGCCAAATTAACGGGAACTGCATTGCCTATCATTTTATAGGCATAGTTTACGTCTTCGTATACAAATTTGAACTCATCCGGGAAACTTTGTACCCGTGCAACTTCACGTACAGTCATCCTGCGATAAAGATGCTCACTCCCTTCTACAAACTTTTGCAGATTCTTTTCAACTTTTATCATCTTAGGTGCCTGTGGATGTAGCTGGCATTGGCGACCACTAGCTTGAACTGTAAAACCCGGTTCATCCCATGAACGTACTCTGTTGCGTGACATGAATATAGGTGAATATGCCCCTATAAAATATTCGTTATTAGGGACTTTACAAGCATTCCCATTAGTTTTGTTCTTTTCAAGTGCCGGAATCGCAGAATCTTGCAAATCCCAAATGCTTTCACGCAAAGTAGGTTTATGCTTTAAAGGGGTAGGATATTCAAAATCATGTATATCCAAATCTTTACGGAATCCGATGTAAAATACCCGGTCACGGTCTTCCGGTACATCGTAATCATTGGCATTAAGCATTTTCAAATTCACATCATAGCCCGCTTCATCAAACAATTTCATAAAACCACTAACGGCATCCGAATGGCGTTTGGCAAGCATTCCAGATACGTTCTCTGCAACAAAAAACAAAGGTTGTTTATCTCGTAAAATACGGATATACTCATAAAACAACTGACCACGGGCATCTTCTATTCCCTTTAACGAACCTGCTTCACTCCATGATTGGCAAGGAGGACCTCCTATTATACCAGTAATATTATCAGGGAATTCACAAGAAGGAATATCCCGGATATCCCCTTCGATTAGATTCACTTCCGGAAAGTTTGCACGGAAAGTCGGACAAATCTTAGCGTCAAACTCATTTGCCGTAACAGTTCTGAAACCCGCTTTATGAAAACCTAAATCTAAACCTCCTGCACCGGAGAAAAGACTAATTAATTCCATTATATTTCTATTTTATTTCCAAAGACAATTTATAGTTATTATAGTAGTAGGCATGCCTACTATTTGAATGTCAAATTTTAAACTTGGGACAACTTTCTTCTCTGCATTGTGTATGCGAAAAGAGAATTGCCAACCTCCATCCATATAAAGCTCAACCGTATTCGCTTTATTAGGGACAAAATCCAAACTAACAATGCGGGTAGGCAATGATGCAATAGGTATCTCCATAGATGCTTTTCGATATGTGCCATTTCGATTAAGAGTACCATGCAAATTGTAAGATTGGATTTGCGTTGTCCGCTGTTTGTCAATACTAATAACCTTATAAAAATCATGTTTTCCTAAAAGGTATTCAACTAATCTACTTGGTATATCTGGATGTATCTGATTTTGGAGATTTATTTCAGCAATAAAAGCTTGCAATAATGGTATATAAACATCATTTTCTTTATCAGGCAAATTGTCAAACAATGTATTTTTGTTTTTTTCTTGAACAAGATAAGTAAATACAGGTCTTACATCTTCCCAGTATTTTTGAGAACAAGGGATTCCATACCATTTTGCCCCAAAATCCAGCTTTTGGCTAAGGCGGCTATGTTTTACTGCAAAATGATTATGTTTAAGGCTCAATCCGATTTCCCATTGAATATTATGACGGACAATCAAAATGTCTCGTACATCTCCTTCTTTCCCCTTAGTATCTGATTGTATTCGCAATTCCAACACGTCACCTCCTTTTTCCATTATACGGGGTTCCAATTCAAAAATTTGAATGACAGCAGCATAAGAACTCACCTTGTATATATTTTTCATTTCAGGAGACAAGGTATTCCAAGCATATTCTGCTGCCAAATAACTACTGTTTTGGACAATATTTACAGGACGAAATTTGCCAATCTCTTCGCCAAGGCTCAATAGGCAAACAAATTCATAGGCTCTACCTTGGTTGTTACTTTTATCACTCAT